TACTTCTTTGATTGGGTCTGTTGGGATTAGTTCTGCTTTATCAATGTATGGATTATCTTGACCCAAGAATACAGGATCAACTTCTTCTCCGTTGAGAACATCCATTGCTACTTGATACTTTAATTTGTTAGCACGACCTTTTAAGTTAAGAACTACGCCTGTTTCATCATAGACAAATCGTTCTAGTTCTTTAGCTGTTGGAAAGTCTGTCATTAGACCTTCTAAGTCAAACATTGCGTTTGAAATTGCTTTTGGTGCTGTTGGCTTTTTGATTGCGACTTCAGGAGCCTTTTCAGATTTTACTTCTTTTTTAACGGCTTCTTTAACATCTTGGGTTGTGTCCCAAATGTCGTCTGTTGGTGTTGTTGGTTTTTTACTCATTTCATTTCTCTTTCATTTCAAAATAACGGGACAACCCTATGTCGTCCCGTTAGTTATTTATCACTTCTTACTAGCAGTAGGATTTCGTTTAGGTCCTGTGTTGCTATGTAAACCTTCCATTGCAGGATTAGTTTTACCAGCTTGACCACGACCACGCATTTCTAATGCGCCTGTAATCATGTTAGCAATAGTTGCACGTTCTGAACCTGTCTTAGATTTCTCTGACATGAACTCTTTACGCTTTGAAGGAGTACCAGCATTACCTGTAGTAGGACCTCTTTTTTGATTGATTGGTTTTGATTGTGGATTACTCATTTTGTTTCCTTATTATAGTACTGTTACTGGAGTAACTAGTAAATTACCGTCAGCGATGTTTGCTGAGAAATAGCAACCAATACCTGAGTTAGCTGTGACTTGAATGAACTCTTCACCTCTTGGCAAGATACTGATTGTACCTGTTGCTGACTGAGGCCATAGACGAGTACCTGCTGCTGCTACAGATGTAATAACACCTGATACGTTAGCAACAGTACCAACTGTCAATGTTAATGTCAAGTCGTTTGTTGTTGTACCACCACCTAAGCTAGTACCTAAGATAGTAATGGTTTCTGCGTTAGCATAACCTGCACCAGCGTTATTAATTGCTACAGTGTAACCTGTTGTATTAGCAACAGTAACGTTAAATGAAGCATTTGCGCCAGCGCCACTTGCAGTACCAGTAACACCAGTGAAAGTGTAAGTTGTATCGCTAGGTGTGTAAGTCATTACCGCAATGTTACCTGCGCTTGTGTTAACTATACGAACTGTATCGATACCAGCACCACCGGTTACTGGATTGATTGTGTTTGCTAATGCAATGTTACCACCATTGACTGAACCATTGCCAGTCAATGTTAGTGTTGCACCTGAAATATTATAAACTGTCATGTCTTTTTCCTTATGCTACTTCGTAGCCTGATACTGCAACAATTGAAATTGCTGCAAATTGAATACCTGCAGGGGGTGCCCAAGGTTGACCTTCTGGAGCAACAGCGAACACTTGATAAACTGTTTCTACTGAAGGAGTGACAGTAGCTACTAATGTAGTACCATTGATTGGAATTGATTGACCAACTTGAGCATTTGAGCCCTCATCCCATAATTCGAAATGTCCACCAAAACTAGCTGGGTTAGTTAATGGTTGGCAGCTTACGTTAATTTGATATGTGATGTCAGCAGCTAAAGTGATTTCACCTGTTTCAGCATCGATAGAAATATCTGTACCAACGTTTGTTTCAATTGTTGGGAATACCATTGGTACTCTTGTACCTTGGCTTTCATATGTGAAACCAGTAAATGTTTGATATGAACCTGTATTAGCTGTAGCTGTTGTGAAACCAGAGCTATCAACAGTTGTTGACAAGCTAGAATCAGTGTACAATGCAAATGTAGTGTCTGTTAAGACGTTAGCATAGAATTGGTTAGTACCATCATGACCTGCTGTTGCTAATTGAGTCATACCTTCTACACCGGTAATTAAAATTGCATCGCCATCTGCAAAGCCTGCAGGGATAGTTATTGGAGCTGCAATAGTAACGTCTGTGATTGTACCAGCGTTTTGTGTTGCTGAACTTGAAATAGCAACTGATTTGTTACCAAGAACTGATGTTACATGAGTTGTACCAACGCCCAAGTTACCAGTACCTGCAGTAGCAGTAATGATTGAACCCTCTTGCAATCCAACAGTAGAACTCATACCAGTAATGATAGCTGTGTATGGGCCTGAACCTGCGATTGTACCTACAGTACCAGTCGTACTTACAGTGATAGCACTTGATGTTGTAACAACTGCTGGGTCAGCTTTACTGATACTAGCAATGTGGTTTTGATATAGGTCAGGTCCTGGATATGTAATATCATAGAAATTTTGACCGTCAACGTTAAATGCGGTTACTACGCTTGCTGTAATAGTTGTTGCCATTATTCGTTACCTTTCGTTGGACCACGCTTCATGTCGATTTTAGCGTCTGCACCTGGCTTCTTGATAGTTGTACCACCAACGCCACGGTATTGTGCAGCACCGCGAATCATGTCTTTGTCTGCTGGAACTTTTGTGCCACCACCTGTAGGGCCACGGCCTTTATTGATAAGTGCACCTTCGTTTGCTTTACCTGTATATTGGTTAACACATTCACCAGACTTCATGCGACTGTAACCAGCCCCACCTTGACCGTTAAATGCTAAACCACCTGTTGAATTTTTCATTTGGATTTCCCTTTAGTTGATTTTTTAGCTGCCGCTCTCTTAGTTGCATAAGCGATTGCTACAGCTTGCTTGGTCGGTTTACCAGCAGCTATTTCCTTCTTTACATTCTCTTTGAATGCTTTTGGCGAAGTTGATTTTTTTAACGGCATAATGTTATTTAGTCTTTCTTAATTCCGGTCAGTTTAGCTAATGCTTCCGCAAATGCCAACTGTTTAGCTTCAATTGCGTCCTGAGGCTCAGTAACTTCAATTTTTGCCAAGCTATTCATAACTTTGTTTAGTATCAAGTTATGATACTTAACAGTCAATTGAGTATCTCCCGCAGTTCTTGCTTTTAGGAAGTCCTCAACTAAAATATCCTCATAGTTCTTACCATTACTTTGTTCTTGTAAAGCAGCTAGTAAGCCCCCGATTGTAACTTGTTCAGTAGAACCCTTTGGTCTACCCGCACCCTTACGGGCACCACCTTTAGCTTTTAAAGGCTGTCCTGTTTTCTTATTCAATTTTACGCTTTTCTGATCCATATAAATATTTATTCTTAATTAAGTAAGGAAATGCAATGATTAACTACAACTGGGCTCCTGCTCACGGTAACGATGTTGAACACATCGTAAAAATGGCACAAGACCATTTTGAAAACGAGATTGATACTATATTCAAACCCGAACCTTTTGTTTACAGTAGAAATGTTACATTAGCTATTGTCAATCAATATTATAATCCTCTCTCTGAACTTTTTAGTGTCTGTAAAGACGACACAGGCAAGTTACTAGCCTATACTTGGGCAACACTTGAAGCTGCTGCATGGTCAGATGACAGAATGGTCACTGTACGCATGGCTCACGTAGACTTACAATTGAATGCCAGAACTCGCATTAGTATCGTCAAAGATATGTTAAAACTTTGGGAGGCTTTTGCTCATTTGTCAAGAACTCCTATAATCTGTTCCACTACTATGCGTAAAGACCAAGATAGTTTTTTAAAACTACATCAAAAGCATGGCTATGATGTTCGTGGTAGTTACGCATACAAGAAAATTATTCCAATGACGCTTTAAGCATCCAAGCAAACTTCTTATGCTGACGGATACGGTCTTGTGCAAAGTTTGCAACATCATCGTGACCTTCATCTTCAGCAACAATAATAAGTTTGCTATAACTATTAATCATATGTTCTTGTCCATCTAAAACAAGACTCAATAAACTCATAGCATCTGTTCCCATAGCAGTTGTATCTGCCATATCAGCCATGCCGAGAATGTCGGTGATTGTTTCTGGGGCAAGACTATCTAATGCACGAATCAATTCACCCAAGTCATCTTGGATTGCTTCTGAATCTTCATAAATCTTTTGCAATAGTTTGTGCCAACCATAAAAGTTTTCACCCTTAATGTTGAAATGGCAACTATGTGCTCTGTAGCTGTTAACAAAGTTGTCACAGAATGTTTCGGTTAATTGGTCAACTGTATTCATATTTTAAAAACTTCCTGGGGCGACTGGACCCATAACTTTTTCATAGGCTTTCTTTCGAATATTTGAGCGCATTGCGGCATCTTCATCTAAGATTCTTTTCTCTTCTGGTGAGACATTGCCATATGGCATATTTGCAACAGCCTTCATTTGGTTTGCTTGTCCTGCTTTGTTCTGTGTACTAGCTTCACCGCGAACAGTTTGAGCATATGGATTATTAGCATACTGAGGACCATTTGGGTTTTGTCTAATTTTTTCTTGTTCATATGCTGACATTGAATAAGGTAGGGTAAACAAGTTTTCTGGTGCAGTTAATGGTGCAGTCAATGCTCCACCGACACCTCTTGCAACTCCACCGACACCACCTTGGATGAATGGATGCCCACTTAAATATGCTTTCGCAGTTTGTAATGGACTTGAAGCCA